GTCGCTAACGGACTAAAAAAACGATCGCCTTTTGCTAGGTTGCACTTGCGACATATAGCAGCACAATTTAAAGGGTCAAAGGTATCCCCTCCCTTAGCTCGTGGCCATATATGATCCACTTCATTGGCCTCGCCACCGCAGGCGTAACACACCCTGCCATCTCGATCTAGCACCATCAATCTTAGTTTCTTCCATTGGCCACTACCGATTGCCTTATGGTTTGGTCGTTTATTTAATGCCATTTCTTTACCTTCCAATGATCATACGCAGCACAAGCGTTAGGCACACTATCTACAACACCATAACGGTTAGCAATATAATTAAGACCCCAGCGTATCTGTTGCTGCCATGTAGCTGTAGCAAGGTACTTTGATCTGCCTTGAGGTATGCCGTAATGACTACCGTTCTTAGCTGTGGGTGACCAACGACTCTCTTGATGGTATAAAGCATCTAAACAATAGAATTGCTCGAAATTATGATTCATCTGTATAAATGCATATTGCTTATAAATAGAAGCGGATTCAGCTTTTTCATGGCTAACGATTTGTCCTACAAATAGAGCGAGCCCAACTAGCGTGCACCTTGCGAGCCTTCCCCTACGGGGCTCGCCTTTTCGCCTTGACGGCGAATGCGAACTAGAGCGTACCATTAGCATGCAAGCACCTTCAGCATAAGCGCAGGTCAAACGGCGTGGCGTCATATTGAAGTCCAACCAATATATTCGGCATTAGGATTAGCTTCTAGCCACTCTTGGCGCATTTGAATTTGCTTTATCCAATCTTCAGGCGTGGCTACGGGCATCAGCGGATCCTATGTAAATTAAAACGTTGAATGGCCCCTACGGCTACCTCACCAATACCGTATAAAGCAGTGTTAAAAGTAATAGTTTTGCGTGAGCCATCAGCACGATCAAACTTGTGGTTATAAGCAATTGGCATGATGGCATCGGCATGGTTCCACATGTTAAACCACCAACGCCCGTTGGTGAACGGCAGTAAAGCTACCCCGTTTCCGTGTGCAATAAATTTATCAATCCACGGCGTAGGTTTGCTATAAGGAGGATTCATATATACCAAGCCAAACCACGGTTGTTTCAAGCCATCTGTTTCGATGGTGTAAGTATGTTTAGCTGGCACGCAACCGCCCACCACAGGCGAACACGGATCCAAGTCAAACCACAGTTGCAAGCCATCAAATATAAACTTCGAAGTATAATAGTCATCGCCACCTGAATTTCGCCTACCTGTCGGCACGTCCGCTCCTATCTAGCCTCTAATAGTGCGCAAGTGTGACAGACCACGGTTATAAACTTCCAACTGCCACACTTTTCGCATCGGATAATATCCGAGTCGGCTACTATAACGGCCTCGGCGATGTTTTTAACACCGACACACCCGCAGTCCATGCATTGATAGACTTTGAAGCCTTCGGGAGTATTTAGGCGCTCTAGCCATAGAAACTCCGTGTTGCGTTTGCAGCCATTACACTTAAACTGCGGGTAAACCATGCTAATCTACCTACTGCCTGCAATGGCACTGCGTACATACCAGATAAATACCATCTTGCACTAGCCTGTCGTCATTACAGCTAATGCAACGATCTGTTGATGGAGTCAGGGTTTGCTTATCGTTTTCCATTCGTAAAGTGAATCCTGACCCATCTATAACTTCAACGTATCCCACTATTCGCCCTCCTTTCCCTCCTCGACATCGCTTGGAAAGAACCAAGATCCAGCAGCCGTAAGTTTGGCCCATCTAGGTTGGCACTGTTGATCCTTCGGTTTGCCGCAGTTACATACATAACCGTGATATGGCTTGCCAGTTTTAGCCACACCTTCTTTTAGTGTCATCGTGCCGTGCTCGCATTCTGGCGCTTTTGGATTTACAGGGATCGCTTCTATTGCTTCACCAACACTCCAAACGCCAGGCTTGTCCTCTTCGAATGATTTACGAAGCCAAGTTTCAGCAGCCCTAGCCCTTGATCCTGGCGGTGAGTAATTCACCACTTTATTCATTTCTTCTCGGCTAGCCCTTTTGCCCTTAGCTGCATAACCTGCGTTCGCAAGCGCTCGGCCGATCGCTGAAGTCTCAGCATTCTCCAGTGCAGAAGTTGAATTGACACCCCTATCACTAATGCTTTCACTAGCAAGCCCAGTCGAGCATGGTTGCGCATCGGCTTCCGTTTTAAATAATTTAGCACTAACAATGTATCGAGTGTCTGAGGCCTGTTCCAGCTTTGTTTCCACTCTTCCATCTGGGTACTCCTTCCAAAATTTATCCAGCCGACTCTCGACTGTTTCATAATCTTGCAGATTAAACGGCATCAGACCACACTCCATCCTCGTCTTGCATCGCTTCAGTTATGGTTTTAGCAATGGCAACGTAACCAAGTGCATCGGTGTAATTGTCACTAATTCGTGGATCCTCAGCTTGTCGGCTGATTTTGACCAGCGCCATACACATCGCCACTTCATTTGGTTGTATTGGAAATCCAAGATAAGCCGCCCACAACTCGGCAATGCGCTTATGGTTTTGTATTGGGTGGCCGTAAGCAGCGCCTCTACTGTGAATGGTTTGTACGACATTATCAAATAGCTGTTCAGTCTTTGTCATAGTCAAATACCTCATCGGTATCACGCTTTATGTTGATCATTCTGCGGTGCATATCCCAGCCCACAGCCCGGCCCTTCCAATACCCATTTTGGAATGAGTTGTCTTTGACAACCTCAATTAGCCACCATAAAAATATGGCAAATAAGCCTGCGTAGATTGCGACATAACCAATATCTACCGTTACCATTATGCACTCACCAAATCATTTGATCGGTGGCATGGGCTTGCATAATTTGTTAGCAAAACCCAACCGCCCGCTTCATCTGAATGTGTAGCTGATAGACGAGGCCATATAAAACCTTCGGCCATTTTTAGGGATGCGTAATCATCAAACCAGTACGCATATCTCCATGTAAAATTTGGCTTTGGATCAAAACGGTCTGCTTGCGCTTCCCAACCCTGTCCATCCCAAGCCATTGAGTTGACCCATAAGCGTTCGAAGTCAACATCTGTCATATTAATTTCGATCTTCATTTGTAGCCCATCTGCACCGTTACTGCGCTTCACGGCACAAGCCAAGTATTGCACTTGTGTATGACTTTGTGGATTGTTTTGCGGGTTAGTTGTATAACGATTTGGTAACGAAGTTACCCGTATGCCCGCCCCAATGCGCAGAAGCTACCATCCTTATTAACTGGCACCAGTGTTGGCGTCAGTGATTTGCCTACGGTCTCCAGTATAGCAAAACCACCCTGCCAATTGGCCGCAGAATAGCGAATATAGCCCGCTTTCTGCCTATTCATAAGGTTACCTACCTCGCAGCCAAATAGGGGCCTGTAATAGCCTCCTATGCCCTCTGTGTACGCACTCATTCCCAGCCTGTGCGAATGTCCGCAGATGACCGATTTGCCCCATTTTTTAGCCAAGTTTAAAGCGGTCACCCCAGCCTGCTGACTCATATTGCCTTCATCTCCGTGGGCCAATACCCACCCTGGATGGAATTCGAAGGCAGTCTTGTGATAGGTCATGCCCATATCGGCAAAACCCATGAATTTAGCGTATTGCAACTCGGGCAAGCTAATGAGCCCTGGCGTTTTTAGAAGAGTGCTATAAAGGCGATCAGAATGATTAGAACGGATAATATGGCACTCACGGCTGTACTCGCTGAGATCCCAAAGAATCTGCTTACACAATTCACGATCAGCGTGGATAGTTTGCTCATAAGCCAAAGGTGTTTTTTCAGCCCATCGACTAATGGTTTGAAAATCCATTTCATCGCCGACCACCAATACAGCATCAAAGCGCTCACGCTTGGCCAGTTTCTTTATATTCTTTATGGCCGCATCTAGCTGAAACGGCACCTGCAAATCTGAGATTACTAGCCAACGCTTAATCGTCATCCTCATCATCGTAGGGATCAATCACGGGAATAATGCCGTCTTTGCCAGTGATCCAATCTGGCAGCGTGCGCTGATCTGTGAGCA